CCTTTGGCAAACGATTGCCGAAAACTTTTATCCTGAGCGCGCGAGCTTCACAACCATACGAGATAAAGGAGAGGAGTTCGCCGACCACCTCACGACATCCTATCCCCTTCTGGCTCGCCGGGAGCTGGGTAATTCACTGAGCTCCATGCTCCGTCCTAGAAGCCAGCAGTGGTTTTACACGCAAACTGGGTACGAAGAGCTAGAGGATATTGACGGGCGCGAGTGGTTAGAGTACGCGAACATGATTCAGCGCCGGGCTATGTACGATAAGGACTCAGGTTTTGTCCGAGCGACAAAAGAGGGCGACAATGATTTTGTTACTTTCGGCCAATGCGTAATTTCTACCGTTATGAACTACTCGACAATGACCCTTTCATACAGGTGCCACCACCTAAGGGACATGGCCTGGTCAGAGGACGCCGCGGGCAATGTGAACAAGGTTGTTCGAAAATGGCAACCTACAGCGCGCGAATTGTTGGCGAATAAGACTTTAGATAAACACACAAAAATAGAAGAAATTTTCGATAAAGACCCGGACGCAAAAATAGAGTGCCGCCACATAGTCATGGAGTCGGAGGAGTATGAGGCCACATGCCGGTCGATGAAGTCCGAGTCGTACAAAAGGGTTCCCCAGCCTTATGTATCGATTTACGTTGATGTCGACAACGGCAAGGTTATGCAAGAGCGGGGGTCTTGGACTAAGATTTACACGATACCAAGATGGCAAACAGTATCAGATTCGCAGTACTCTTATAGCCCTTGCACAACAATCGCCCTGCCCGACGCTCGCCTTATGCAGGCCGTTGCTTTAACGCTTCTCGAGGCAGGAGAGAATTTTGTAAGGCCACCTATGGTCGCTGTTGAGGACGCCATTCGCGACGATGTTCAGTTGTTTTCTGGGGGGATCACTTGGGTTGACTCAGCCTACGATGAGCGGTTGGGCGATGTTCTCCGGCCTTTGACGCAAGACAAGGGGGGCTTTAATATCGGTTTTAATATGCAGGAGGAGATGCGCAAATCCATATCTGAAGCGTTCTTCCTTAACAAACTTAACTTACCAGACACCGGCAGCCGCCGCATGACTGAGTATGAGGTCAGCCAGAGGATCCAAGAATACGTGCGAAGCGCCCTGCCGTTGCTTGAGCCTGCTGAGCACGACTACAACCAAGATATTTGTCAGACAAGCTTTAGCTTAATGCTGCGCAACGGTGGGTACGGCCCGCTTGAGAATATACCCCCGTCTATTGATCTTGAAAATATCAGGTTTAGCTTTGAGAGCCCGATACACCAAGCTGAGGAGCGTCTTAAAGGGCAGACGTTCTTGCAAGCTAAAGGGCTATTGGTCGAGGCGCTGGCTCTTGACCCAAGCTCGGCGAATGCACTTGACATTAAGGTTGCATTGCGCGACGCTCTTAAGGGTGTTCAAACGCCTGCGAAGTGGCTGAGAACAGAAGAAGAAATCGAAGGCCTCGAAATTCAAGAAGAGCAGAACGCAAGGGCACAAGAACTACTTGGCACACTCGGACAGGGCGCTGCGGTTGCTGAGCAAATAGGCAAAGCTGGACAAGCTTTACAGCAAATCGAAGGTGAGCAGTGAAAGTCGTACAGGACAACAACGGCACAAGATATCTTGTGCCGCCGGACGAAATAAAATCAAAACCATGGGCACCAACAAGAGTATCGGTGCCTGTTATCTACGCTCTACAGCGTATGGAAAAGGGCGAGGCTTCTGCCCAAGACCAAACAGCCGTCCTTAAATGGATTACAAGAGATCTTTGCGGTATTGGAGACCTGTCTTACAGGCCCGAAAGCGCAAGGGAAACCGACTTTGCAGAAGGAAAAAGATTTTGCGGTCTGCAAATTGAACGCTATATAGGCATAAATCTAAAACTATATTTGGAGGAAGAAAATGGACAACGAACCGAATCCTAACGAACCAACACCTAATGAGCCTGCCCCCGCTGCGGACGCACCTGCGCCTGCACCAGCCCCCAACAGCGACTCAGTCCCCGCACCGGAAAATGATCCGAAGCCAGCGCCAGCGAACAACACTGCTTTCGGTGACGACAACGCCGCGGCACAACAAAACGACGAGGGCGACAACACTCCTAAAAATTGGCCCGACAATTGGCGCGAAATATACGCCGGCGAAGATGAGAAGAAGCTTGCAAAGCTGAATAGATATACAGATCCAAAGGCTGCGCTCGATGCTTTGTTCTCAGCTCAAGGGAAAATCGGTGGAGAAGGCGCGCCCACAGAGTTTCCCAAGGACGGCACAGATGAAGACAAAGCTTTATGGCGCGGGGAAAATGACATCCCTAAGGAGTGGTCAGACTATGACACAAGCTTTGACGATGGCTTTAAGTGGGGTGAGGCAGACCAACCATATGTCAACGCTTTTTTGGAGAAAATGCACGGCCAAAACGCAAACCCTGCGTTAGTTAAGGCGGGCTTAGAGTCATACAAAGAGATTTTAGAAGAAGAGGGGGCGGCCAGGCAAACTCAAGACGTTTCTGACAAAAGAGATTTTGAGGACGAGCAGCGCGCAGATTGGGGCTCATCCTATAGGTCGAACATAAACCTCGTCAAGAATTACCTCGACACACTTCCTGGAGAAGTCTCGGAGGGCATCCAAAATGGCAGGGGTGAGGACGGTAAGGCGTTTCTTAACAAGCCCACTTTTGTAAATTGGCTTGTTAACGACGTGATTAATCAAGTAAACCCTGAAATCACCATCTTAACCCAGACGGGCGCAAAAAATTCCGCGGGTATAGATGATGAGCTTAGTGAGATCGCTGGAAAGCGCAAAACCAATCGTAAGGCCTACTTCGCAGATAAGGATTTGTTGGCGCGTGAGCGTGATCTTCTCGACGCTCAACAGAAGCTCAAGAAGAAATAATTCTTGAAATTATTAAAATTGCTGGTATATTGACAATGTAGATACCCCGCCCTTGCGGCCCTGCACTAAATTTGGTCGTCTTACCAAAGGCCCCTAAGTTTAGCAAGTAACGGCCCCGATTAGTCGGGCACCCCGTAAACGCCATTCAAAGGACACCCCTGATATAGGTACAGATTAATAACTGTAATATCTTGGGGCAATCCTGCCTCCAAAATAAATATGAATGGAGAAAAGAATGGCTACTTCAGCTTTTCAGATTCAGTATCGTCAACAATTAATTGACGGCTTTGAGCAAAGAGAATCGTTGCTCCGCATGTCCGCTACCACGGAATATGTCAACAAAGGCGGAAGCGCAGTATTTTGTGTCGCAGACTCAAATAGCGCAGAAGCATCAACACGCGGCTTAAACGGTAACATTCCTTACCGCTCGCAAAACCTCAACCAAAACACAGCGACATTGCAAGAGTGGCATGACCTCGTTCGTTTGACTGGCTTCAATATTTTCGCAAGCCAAGGCGACCAGGTAGCACAAATGCAAAAAGACTCTGTAGGTGTGATCAACAGAAAGATTGATGATATCATCATCGATCAACTTGAGACGATCACAGCGAATACAGGGGCTGCTGGCACCATGAGCTTTGAGACGTTCTTGCACTCTCACACTATTTTGCAGAACAACGAAGTACCAAACGACGGTCAGATCAATTTCGTGATCACGCCGGCGGCTTTTGCGTACCTCGCTCAAACAACTGAGTTTGCAAGCGCAGACTACGTAAATGTTCGTCCGGTTCAGGATGGTCAAACAGCCTTCGACGATAGTGAGAAGCTTTATAAGTGGCTCAATATCAATGTGATCGTTCACCCGCGCCTTCCAGGCGCAGGCACGGCTGCTGAGAAGTGCTTTATGTACCATCGATCATCTATCGGTCACGCTATGGATACCGGTGGTATGCAGACATTCGTTAATTACGACGAAGAGCAAGACTATAGTTATGCTCGCTGTTCTGGGTACATGGGCACCAAGCTGCTTCAGCAGTCTGGTGGCGTAGTTATCAACCATGACGGCTCTGCTTACGCAGCAAGCTAATCTAATATAGAAAGGTAGATAAAATGGCTTACTCAACATCAAACCCACCCCAACTTCTTGTGTGCTCTTTTGACGGCACAAGCCCCGGAATGTGGACTTACTCTTCTACGGACACAGCATCTGCTGTGGATTTAGACGGGTATATCTCTGACGGGCAAGATTTAGGGATGCGTGTCGGCGACCTTGTTATGGTCACAGACACCGACGCTTCGCCTGTTATTGTGACGATTCATAGAGTGGCGTCGCTTTCCGCGGTTAACCGCTCAGTGGATCTTACAGACGGCAATACTTTAGTCACTGGTACTGATTCAGATTAATCTGGTTGTCCAACGACGTGCCTAAAAACCCTCGCGTGTTTCACGCGGGGGTTTTCTTTGTTCAAAATATATGGGATATTTGTTATACTTAGAGCACAAAAAAATGAAAGGCACTGAAATGGCACAAGCAAAGAAACAACAAAAGCCTATTGAGACTGAAACTGAGACTACCGCCGCACCTGAGGCACCCGCGGAAACTAAGGCGAAAACGCCCTCTAAACCCCGGGCTGCCCGTAAAGTAATATCCCCAAGATTTAAGCTTGCTGAGTTCAAACGGCAGGTTTTTAGTGTTGATGTCGAGCGCGGCACTGACATTACAGATCTTTTATCCCCTGAATATTGGGCTGGTGTTACAGACCAAGTGAGAACTAAATCAAGAATTGAATGCCACTGGGAGGATAATTCTGAGTTTGCTGAGCTTGTTGTTTTGAGCGCCGGCAAGAATTTCTGTGAGGTAGGGCTTTTGTTCCACAAGAGATTTAACGAGAAAACTGGCGGCGGCGACACAGAAGCTGATAACAACCACTCTGTAGCCCACCAAGGCAATTTTGATAAGTGGTGTGTTACCCGACTTTCTGATAAGCTGAGACTGCAAAAAGGTTTTGATACAGAGCTACAGGCCCGCAAGTGGCTTATTGAATACTTGGGAGGTTAGTAATTGACTGACAAGCTATCAATTTATAGAGGCGCTGCGCGGGCACTAGGTTCGCGCAGGATTGCCTCACTTACCGCAGGCGGTGAATCAAAACGTGTCTTTGACGACATCTTTGACGACGATTTTATTGATTACGTTTTAAGCCAAGGGTATTGGAATTTTGCTACGCGGGTGGTTCGCCTTGAGTATGACGCCAGCATTGAGCCGGACGACGGGTATTCTCGGGCGTTTATCAAACCTGACGACTGGATAAGAACCTCGGCGGTTTGTAGTGATGAATTTTTTAGAGACCCCCTCCAAGAATACGACGACACCGCTGGCCATTTATGGTCCGAACAAGAGGTGTTGTTTGTAAAATATATATCTAACGGACCTGATTATGGCGGGGACTACGCAAACTGGCCGCCGTACTTCGCGAAGTATGCGCAGCATTACATGGCCCACGAAGCTTGTGGTAGGATCACTCAGTCCACATTAAGCAAAAGAGAAATATACAGCCTCATGAAGCAAAAACTTAAAGAGGCTAAAAACAACGACGCAATGGATCAGCCGGCACGCCAGCTACCTTCAAGCAACTGGACAAAATCCAGAGGCGGCGGTCGCAGCAAGTACACTACGCGGAGGGGGTAAATGGCTAGAGACATTGTCCCAATACACGCCTTTAACCGCGGCATTATTTCGGCGAGAGGTCTGGGGCGCACAGACCTTCGCCAGCGCGTAGGTTTATCCGCCGAGATCCAAACAAATTATATCCCCCGGACATTAGGGTCAATGACGATCAGGCCAGGCTGGGAGTACATAGCAGGATCAAATAACAATAAAAAAGCTGTCTACTTCCCTTTTATTTACGCTGTTGACGACCTTGCTTATATCGAGATGACTTCGGGAAAAATGAGGGTGTTCGTCGATGACGCGCCCATCACTAGGGCCCCTGTCTCGGCAGCGGTAACAAACTCAGATTTTGCGACAGACCTTTCTGGGTGGACAGACAACGATGACTCTGGTGGCGTATCCGGGTACGACACAGGGCAAATGTCTCTTCAGGGCACCGGCAATGATTACGCCAGGATGTACCAGGAGGTTTCTATTGATACCGCCGATGAGAGCGAAGAGCACGCTTTTCGTATTGTTGTGAACCAAGGAAAGGTTGACATCACAATAGGTACATCGATTGGCGATGATAGCCTCGGTGAGGCCACACTAACAAAAGGCACCCATTCACTAGCCTTTACGCCGGGTAACTCCTCTGTCTTTATCCAAGCAGCGAGTTTAACGCCATACCCAACCCTCATTGAAGGCATCTCGATAGAGTCCGGGGGGGTTTTTGAGATAGAGACGCTTTGGAGCGAGTCTGATTTAGCGAACTTAAGGTGGGATCAATCAGCCGACGTTATATTTATCTCCGCTGACGGGTACAGACAAAAAAAGATCGAGCGTCGCGGTGTAAGGTCTTGGTCTTTAGTCGAGTATCTGACAGAGGATGGCCCGTTCGGAAATATTAATTTAACCCCAATAAACCTATCAGCAAGCGCTATAACTGGCGCCATAACTTTAACTGCTTCTTCAGCAGTCTTTAAGTCTGGGGATGTCGGGGGTCTTTACAGGCTTTCCTCGGTCGGGCAGTCTGTTGCGGCGGACGCCTCGGGCGAAGGGCAGTGGAGTGATTATATCAGGGTTGCGGGCGTTGATGACACTAGGAAGTTCACAATCAACGTAGCAGGCACATGGACCGCCACAGTAACACTACAAAGGTCTGCTGGCGATCCTGGGAATTGGGTTGATGTCGAGACGTACACATCGAACCAAGCTGATGTGATTTACGACGACACCTTCGATAACAGTATTATGTTCTATAGAATCGGCATCGATGCCGGGGATTACACGTCAGGCACCGCTGAGCTATCTTTAACTTACGACACAGGGTCTATTACTGGTGTTGTTAGGGTGACTGCCTACACAACACCGACTAGCGTTGAGGCTATTGTTTTGAAAAACCTTGGCGGCACAGCGGCGACAAATGATTGGTTCGAAGGCCAATGGTCCCCGAGGCGGGGATACCCGACAGCGGTGGCGCTGCATGAGGGCCGATTGTTTTGGGCTGGGAGAAGCAAGGTCTGGGGCTCGGTCTCTGACGGATTCTCTAGTTTTGACGATGAGGTTGACGGCGATAGCGGCCCTCTCATTAGAACAATAGGCTCAGGCCCCATTGATGTTATTAATTGGATATTCGCCGGCAATAGATTGGTTCTTGGCACGGCGAGCGCAGAGGCTGTTATTAGGTCGTCTAGTTTTGATGAGCCTCTAGCCCCTTCCGCCTTCAATATAAGGTTCCCGTCCTCTCAGGGGTCGGCCAACGTCCCTGCTGTCAAAGTCGACAGCACCGGCGTATTTGTGCAGCGGTGCGGCAAGGAGCTTTACAGGCTTGTTTACGACAACGTCCAGACCTTTGATTACAACTCTCAGAGCATGACTCAGCTTGTTCCTGAGATACTACTCCCCTCTTGTATCCGTTTGGCGGTCCAAAGGCAGCCAGACACTAGAATACATTGTGTTCGCAGTGACGGTAAGGTCGCGGTGATGATCGACGACCCTGTCGAAGAGGTCAGCGCTTGGGTCCTTGTCGAGACCGACGGCTTTGTTGAGGATGCTTTTGTTATGCCGGGCGCGGAAGAGGACAGGGTTTATTATTCTGTTCGCCGTGAGATCGGCGGGGAGACCGTACGCTACTTAGAGAAGTGGGCGCTCGAAAGCGAGTGTGTCGGTGGCACGGTTAGTAATATTGCGGATTCATACAAAACATACTCTGGCGTATCGACAGACACAATAACAGGGCTTGAGCACCTTGAGGGCAAACAGGTTGTGGTTTGGGGCGCTGGCAAAGCCTTAGGCACATACACTGTCGCCAGCGGGTCGGTTACGCTATCTGAGGCAGTAACCTCTTGTACAATTGGTTTGGGGTACACAGCTCAATACAAAACAACAAAACTCGACAATGCATCTGAGGCGAGCACAGCCTTAAACCAGAAAAAACGTGTAGACCAGATTGGCATTATTGCACAAAATCTTCACCACCTCGGCCTTCAGTATGGCCCTGACTTCGACACCCTTGATTATTTACCTGAGTCTGAGAACGGGGAAGATGTTGCTGATGACACTATTCACGTTGCGTATGACGAGGAGGCCTTCGAGTTTAATGGCGATTGGGACACAGACAGCCGTGTGTGTCTACAGACGGTGGCCCCCTATCCAGCGACAATTTTAGCCCTAACAATAAACCAACAGACAAATGAAAGAATTTAATATTAGGCCAGCCGTGGACGCTGATCTTGGCGACTTTAAGGTAGGCGCCTCAATGCCCCCGTTTTCTTGTAAGATATGGGCGGTCGAGCACGACGGGAAGGTCTGTGGGGTTTTTGGTTTCGTGTACGCGCCGAATAATTTAATTGCTTTTTCTGAAATATCGGATGGTATTGACGTTCCGCTTATGACAAAATGGAAGGCGATTGAAAAGTCAATGGATGTCTTAAAGAAACATTCGTCGTCTTTTTATGCTATAAGTAGTCAGGACCATGATAACTCTGGTAAGATGTTGCGGAAGCTTGGTTTTGATTTTTTTAAGACAACACACGAAACGGATTTCTATATATGGCAGACGCACTTACAATAGGAGGGATTGTGTTCTCAGCCTTTAGCGCCATACAGCAAGGCAACGTGCAAAAGGACGCTTACGATGAGCAGGCCCGCCAAGCGGAGTTTATAGGGCAAAGAAACGCTAAAATCGTTGAGGACCGCGCGGCGTATGACTCCGATAGACTAAAAGAAGACGCTAATAGAGAGCGCGCCGCTGGCACAAGGCGTGCTATCGAGGCCCGCAGAGAAAAAAGATCAACACAATCACGCGCTCTTGCTGTGGGCGCTGCGTCCGGCGGCGGCGCATTCGACGCTACAGTAGAGAACATCCAGGGAGATATAGGGCAGGAGGGCGAATACAACGCGTTGTCTGAGCTGTTCCTCGGGGATAGCGCCGCGGCCAACTTAACGTCGGCTGCCGATTTAACCGTCTATGATGCAGGAATTCAAGCTGATAACATAAGATACGGCGCTGCGGCAAATGCCAGTAATATGCGGTTCCAAGGCAAATCAGCAAGATATTCTGGATACATGAACGCGGCAGGCACAGTCATTTCCGGCGCAGGAAGCTTATACGACAAGTACGGCGGTACGGCTACAACCGGAGGAGGTGGTGGAGGTGGTGGTGGAGGTGGTGGTGGTGGCGACCGCATTGACTGGGCTCGACCTAGATATGCGGGGTATAATTAATGCCCCCTCGCTTACCGACAGAAAAAGGCAGGAACGATATCAGGACCATAAGATCAGCTAAGGCTGGCTCAGCCGGGCCTGTTTTGCTCCAAGACCCCTACCTCACATCAAATGTTTCCATCGCTAATTCGTCGGCCATTTCCGACGCAGTCGCGGGTGTTGCTGTTGATCTAAAAAGTAAAAAAGAAGACAGGGCTGCCGCGAAAGGAAAATTCGCCTTAGCCAGCGCGAAAGTAAGCTTTTTAGAGCAGCGCCTTGCTATTGAAGATGAGATCAATAACGACGCTAATTATGAGGGGCACGTCGCCTTGTATGAGAAGAAAATACAAAAAGCGCTTACGGACACTCAGGGCACATTCAGGGTTGACCAAAGGTATCTACCCGATTTTCAGCTCGCGGCGAGAGAAGAGATTGCGTTTGGAAGATCCCGGGTGAAGGCGGGTGTCGACACCAAAAGAAGAGACGTAGGCGCCACGCAGTACGGCATAGATATGCAAAAATTAAAAGAGAGAATAGCGTCCACCAAAGATCCCGCACAAAGGGCCGAGCTCTTTAAAACAGCGTCGCAAGCCACTGACGGAGCCTACGCAAACATGTTTATTGACCAGCCGACTGCTCTTGTTAATAAGAAAAACTTTCCGCGCGATGTGGCCCTTCTCACTGCGGAGAACAGCCCGCCGGACGAGATACTTGCTGAGCTTGACCCTAAGATGGAGGTTGATGTCTACCCCCACATGTCTGAGGCAGCCAAGAACAAAGGCCTGCCGGATGATTACCTCCCGAGGGTAGCGCGGATAGAGAGTGATGGAAACACGCAAGCAATTAACGACGCCACGCAAGCAACAGGGCTCTTCCAATTCAAGCCTAGCGTTGCCGACGCATACGGGATTGATCCTACCGACCCAGTGCAATCTATAACCGCCGCCGCTGAGCTTGCGGACAACAACAGAAGGGGCCTTAGGTCTTCGATTAAAAGAGAGCCCACAGCCCAAGAAATTTACTTGGCGCACCAACAAGGCGCTACTGGGGCCGCGGCTCTTTTGAATAACCCGGATACAAACGCTGTCGATGTTCTTGAGGGCGTATATGGCAACAGGGGGACGGCGCTTAAGGCTGTTACGCTAAACGGGGGGGCTGTCGAAGACACGGCGCAAGAATTCGCCAACAGGCATTTTAAAAAATACAGCGATGCAAAGCCTGTCACGCATATTGCGGATATACAATACGGCCCGAAGAAGGGGTCTATTTATGACTTTCTCAGTGTCGGGGAAAGAAACGCACTAGCTCGAGGCGCCCTAGAGGCCCAAGCTTTAACGAGGGCGGAATCTGACCCTGTTGGGTTTCTGTCTGGACATGACGACGGGCAGTACGACATGATGGGTGTAAAAAAGAAAAGAGAGATCCGTGCTATTGCTGAGCAAGAGCTAGAGCGGTCCATACAG